AAAAAGAGAGAGGATAAACTTAGGGTAAACCACCCCTGGGTCGCCTGAATTAATTTAGATTAATTCAGGTACTCCTCTCTTTTTTATGAAAGGAATCCACATGAATAAGCAACAAGAACTGATGTCTCTATTTAAAGAGTACACCAGTAAAACAAAACGCGAAACTTATCGTGATATTTGTATTGAGAATAATGTCATTACAGACATTATCAAAGTGATGAATACGTCATTTTACGTATTATACCATAACCGACTAGATGAGTTGTCTAGCAAGTTTAGTAAGTTTGTAGAAAACTACGGTGATAAAGAATATCTACCTTCTTTGTTATTGGATACGGACTTTACCGAATCAATCGGTAGTGATGAAATTAAAGTAGCTACCAAAGATTGGGTAGTTTCTACTTTGTTTATTATCCGTATCTTCTTAAAAGAAGAATCCAGTTCTACTTCTTGGCAAGACTCTAAGATTTTGGATATTTTCCAAGGTCTTCTGAATGAAACCCTAGACCGTGAAGTCAACAACCTTAATGCACGTAAGAAACCATTGAATAACGATGAAGAAAATCTTTTGATTCTCATTTCATCTATCAGCGTTTATTGTGTGGCTGAAGGTTTAGATTCACCGTTAGGTCAACGTGAAGTAAATATTGCGTTTAAAGAAGCCATTAATAGTTGTTTTAGTAACTGTTATCCTACTAAAGAATCAATTGAGTTTATTACAACCAAATGTGGTAAACGCTTAGGTAACAAAATGAAACGACTACTTAATAAGGTAACTATATCTTCTATTTCCGATTACATTCTGTAAGGTGACTGTAATGGGTAAAATGGAGAAATTTGTTTTCGTATCAGACCGTGAAAATCAGGATGTACAGGAAGTCGTCAGAATAGACAGATGTCTTATTGATGTCGAGAATGTATTGGTTAATGCATTCAGTGCTTTTTCTAAAAGAGGAAAAGACATTAGTACAATCGATTACGAAGAAAAAGGTAAGTTAAACATTAGCGAATACTATTATCCAATGGGTATGATATCAATAGCTTATTCGCGTACATTGTTCACTTTTGAAAAAGAAACCATTGATGCTTTATTAAATAAGATATCAGGTGGTGAAACTATTAATTGGAAAACTGAACACATCAATGTAACATATGCTAGATGGATGTATTCTGTTGATACCAATTTATATCACATCTGTAAAGACCTCGATACTAAGGAAGTGAAAATCCTAGATTTCTGTAGACGTGTTATCATTGTTAAAGATGAAGAATGGAATATGAAATATGGATTTGTGTTTCTTACCCTGCCATTGGGCTATGATAAAACACTAGCAGCAGTTGCATCTAATACTGTGTATTACATGCTACCGCAAGAAGCAACTGATTTAGTATGTGAGGAAAATGAAGCACATAATAAAGTTATAGATAATTATCTTAACGTACCTGAAGTTTCAGATGAAGAGAATATAGATAACCCAGGATATGAACTGTATAATCAAATGTTCATTGATTTTGAAATAGTGAAATGGCAAACATACGTTAAAGATACTTTCTATAATGGAGAAAGTAAAAAACATGTTAATTGATAGACACTATAGTAGAGAGGATGTCCTCTCTACTATAGCTATCTTTTAATCTTTTATTTTTTGTCTACTTTATACGTTAAGTATACAGTTAGGTGATTGGTAGATTCCATTAACTCGTAAAGAGCTGGAGCACCTATCTTCACTTGGTCTACACCAAGATTACCATGGATAAACAAAATCAAGATAACGTGTTTATTACCACGTACAATTAAGTCTTTAATTAATTCTACATCTTCATCTTTTACCAAATGGTGTTCCATGGTAAAGATAACAGGGTGTGGTACACCTTTAGCCAAACCAGCTACTTCATGGATAATATTGTAAATACCTACACCCATTGGATTGACACTCTCAACAGATAGGTGTGTGTCATGTACAGCAGCAGGTGAATCAGCAATACCTGTAACCACATCATTACGACCTAGCTTGTAATTAAAATCAGCAGAACTGCCATCTAAATCACGACCTAGTGATTCTACCATTTCCTCTTTACCGTCTTTTGCATACATGTCATTTAGCTTCTTAGCCACAGATGTTGCAAAATCACCGTAGATAGGTACATCGTAATTATTTTGTTCAATATCGGAGTTAATGCTTTCTAAACTCAAATCACCGATATATTTCATTTTACCAAATACATGGATAGACATTTCTAATTCCTTTTAAATATTATTAGGGACTAACATTTGCATGAAGTCGTATTTCATTTCCTCATTACCCAACCATTGGATACGAGAAGCGTATTTTAATTCTTCTAAATACAATTCATTAGCATCAGCATAACTGTCAATAAACTGCAAAAACTCACCCAGTTCAGCACCACCATCTAATTTAGCTTGGCCAATTCTAATTTTTAACTTACGATAAATATAAGCTTTGGTGGCTAACAATACTAATTTCTTAATATAGTCAGCAGCAGTAATAGGGATGTTATTTAATTGAGGGTCGTTTTCAATAATTAACTCAATATAGCAGTTTGTTGTAATATAGCTAGTACGTCTGATTCTAAATGAATTACCAGAAATCATATCTACTTTAACTTCGTAGTTCAGAGGTATACCAGCAGTATTGTTTGCCATCTTTTGAGCACCAGTTAAGATAGCACCACCACTAGAAGTAGGCATACTTAAACCACCTGTACCAAGACCACCTGTTTCTGCATATAGGTCTAATAGATTAACACCCAATACAGTAATAATTTTTCGATTATTGGTTACTTCATCAGGTACAGTAACAATCCAGTCAGTAGGTGTTACCATCTCTACCTTACAATCACGCATAGGTACATTAAGTTTGGTAGCATATTCAATATTCAAATCAGGCATAACTCGTTTATTGATTACTTCTTGGATAATCATTGCGTCAGCACTGACAGGTGCGAATCGATTCTTACGAAAAGGAATAACAAATGCCTCTTCAATAATCTCATCAGGTATTTCATTATAGATATTGTTAATTGAAAGTGATAACATACTCATCACAAAACTCCTTATAAAACTGTGTAATATTCATACGTTACTCTATTTTTATTCTCGTATATATTATTAACTTGAAGACGGTTTTTCGTAGAAATATTTACGGAAAAAGAAAATTATGAAGAGTAATTATTTATAAAAAGGAAATAGAATGTCCGATATTTTACCCTCCCAAGAAATTATTAAATGGCCAAATCCATTAGAAGAAGTTAAGCGTATTATGTATTATGCTACTGTATTACTTGATTATCCAGAAGGTTTTGAAGAAGATTTGGTAAAAGCTGGTCTTAATACCGAACCTAAACAAACAAGAAGGAGTGAAGTTATTGCAGCTATTGCTTCTAATATCAAAGACCACCAATATAAATTAACTTCTGTTAACTGGTTTACAAATCTTGGTATTAACCACATCTACCATGAAGAATTATTGAAACTAGATATTCATCTTAGTCGATGGAATTATCTTAAAGTCTTAGAGATGATTATTGGCTATTGGTTAACTAAATACCGACAAATGTGGGTATTTAATAACTTAGGAAGATATCCTCTTAATGCCAATAATCTAATGGATGAAATTAAGAAATGCAAAGATGATGAAATCAGTCGTGAAGTTACATTAGGTAGTTTAGAGGAATTAGCTCTTACTAATACTTTAGAAGAAGTGTTTCCAGAAACCATTAAAGCACTGAATGATGCTTACGAGATGTCTGATACATCTACTTATTTCTTAGATGAAAGAAACATCGATAAAAACGGATTGGTTATTCCTGTCACGTTCGTGATAGACCCAATTTATCTTAGTATTATATTTGCACACTGAGTGAGGGAATAAATGAGTTTTGAAAAACAATTACTGGAAGAGAACGGCCATTACATCGATATCACTCCTACAGTTACAGTGCACAATATTTCCCATATTCTAGATGCATTGGACATTACACTGATTAACCATGGTAATGAACATCAAGAAATTGAAGCATATGGTGGGTATGGTTTTTATAATCCTATTACAGGTGAAAAACTAATCGAAGAAGGATTACCTTATTATTTGGAAACAGATAACGAAGTAGTTGTCTTTGAGCAAACAGATGAAATGATGAATCGATTCTATCGCAATAATGTATACTATCTTGTTGATGGTAGAATTAAAGATAAGCTAATTCATCGTAAGAAAGACAATAGAAATATTACGATTGCTACTAGTTTTCGCTATTATAGTATTTCTATTATCAATAAGATTTGCCAATACGTAACAACTACTCACTTACCAGAACAATATGGTGGAATAGATAAGTATCGATTAATTACAGATATTATTCGAGAATACTTCCAACCAGTAATGGCTGAATTTTCTAAAGTAAAAGAAATCATTCCTAGCTTGAATATCCCATGTGGTTTAAACACACATCCAGTGTTTAAAATGCTGATGTCAGTTATTGATGATATTAATGATTTCATTTCAGTTCTTAAAGATAAGACTCCACGGATATTGTGTCAATGTATGCATTATCGTGGATATCTTTTAGTAATCAATTACGGTGATTTCCGTATTGTGGAATGGGAACTCATGAAGATGTTAAGCGTAGATAGAACAACCAGTGTCTGTCAAGACGATTCGTTTAATGCCTCTAATACCAGTATGGTTTCAGCCATGCCACAACTGCTTACTTTAAATATTTTGGATAGTTATTTAGAGATGACAAATAAAGAATGCTTAGTTAGATACGAGAGCTTACTTTTAACACTAGTGTAACTATTTAAAACGGACAGTAAAATGAAAACTGATATCCCTTATCTGGATTCATTTGAAAAGAATACGGTAGTAGGTGTAGTAGATGTTTCCGTAATGGACTTATACTTACACTTACACCGCGTTCTTTCTAACAGAGAACTGAAGCAAGGTTCTTTTTTTTTAAGAGAATTAGGTTACGATTCTTTAGATAGTTTGATTAGAGAATTTGTACCTAGATTATTCGATGAAGTTTTTTTAGATAAAGATAGTAATGCTTATACTGACTTTACAGATGTATTAGTCAATATGGGGCTTTCACTATCTGAAATTGACCAGGCTGTAGATATTTTAATTGGCGTAACTACACCTATTTTTAACCAAGTAATTTTTGACGATAAGACAAAGTTCTTTGCTTCTATTTCGTCAAATGAGAAAGATTTAATCCCGACTATGCGAATCAGTTACTTGAATACTACTTAACCAACTTAACTTTTTTATTAATTCTAAGAGGTAAACCATTATGTCATTAGGAAGTTTTAAAATCAATAAAGTAGAAATTCCAGATAGTCTAGATACTGTATGTAATATTATTGAAAACATCGTACAGGAATCTATTAATAAACTGGCAGTTATTGATTTCATCATACGCCAAGCCGTTTCTAAATTACATGAAGATTTAGATATTAAACAAATTGCTTCAGAAATCGCTGAAGTTATTTTGTTTACAGAAGCATTTTCAGTGAGTTTACCTCTTTATCAAAATACCCCAATAGTATCATCAGCTTACTTACGAATAAAATCTTGTCTAATAGACATTGTTAGTTATTTATTAGAATATTTGGAAAAGAGTCATTATCGAAGTAGCTTCTTAGAAGGAAACAAAGTAGTATCGGTATTTGACTTAACTATATTAGAGATAATCCATGAGTAACCGAACTTACGATATAAATCATTTTAGAAGTAATAATATCGGTAATTTAATTAATAATGAAATTGAAAAAAGGAACCAAAAACTCGAAAGTGAAATAGTAGATACATTTATTAATTTACCAGATGAGTTTATCCTAACCGATGGGAATGCTATTTTAAAATGCTTTAGAATGTTAAACCAACAAATCAGATTTAATGTTCAAGAGTTCTTTGATTACATGATGTATTTTAATACTCTATTAAATAGCTTCCCCTTTCAGTATTTCTACCATAAAGAAAACATCTATCGTACGATATACGAAGCACCTTACGATAAAATGTTTGAATTTAGTAAAAACAGTGGTGAAGTAGAAACATTGAAAGAAATCAGTGTTGATATTTTTATTACCATTATTAACACCATTATTAATGAAAAGCTTTATATTGAAATCAATGGTCAGCCAATAATGTGTTATCGCATTCGTAATTGGGATCAGTTTTCAATTACTCTAATTAAATATAACCCATGGGTATAAAATCATGACAAATCCAACAAATACTATTCGACAACTAGAAGTAGGTAAAGTCTATTCGTTTGACACCTACTCTCCAGAAGTATTAGGTACTCGTTTAATTAACGTAGAGTGCCTAGCAGTAATGAATGCACAAACTGCCATTTCCTCTGGATTAGACATCAAGTCATTCCATGAAAGAATGAAACCTCATTTACCAGCAGGTTATAATAATAATCCATTCGACATGACTTATGTCAAACTAGTCAGTGTAGATGGTAAAGAAACAATCTACGCTATGGATTGGATTAATCGTTCTACTATCCAAGAAACATCTCCTAATAAGATTACCGTTACAATTAATGGTGTATCTAATAATGACGTTGAGATTATTCGTAAAGCATTAACCATGCAAGGATATACTGATATTTCAATCGTATTATCAGAACGATAATTTACACTATATATGAATAAAGTGATTTTTAAGACTAATTGCTTCGTTCGTATTTTCCTAGTTTGTTTATTTAAAGTTGATTTTATTCGTTTGCCTTTGATAGTTGAAGAAACAATAAGGCTGAATATCTATTGTAAGGGTAATCCCTCGGTACACTTCTAAACAAAGTTCTACGATAGATAGTAATTCTATAAACTAGTCATATCCGGTCATTCTTCGTTCACTCCTCCGCCGGCTCAGACTATACATGGAAGCGAATACAAGTACCGAAAATATTCCATAGGTGGATAATGACCTAACGACCACCTTAATCAGTGAATTAATAGGGACGGTATTTACTGAATCGTTTTGGTTTCCTTTTAAAAGAAGTTGATGATAAAAAGCTATAGTACCTCTAGAGTAGGATATCCTACTCTAGAGGGAATTAGTTTATTATGTTTTTATGAGGTCGATGGATACTCGATTAATGTTAATCTTTAAATTGAAAAAGGATATTATAATGTCTGAAAAGAAATACCCTAAGCTCCCTATTGAGCTAGAACCTACAGAGAAACCTTTGGAATCTGATTCTACTTTGATTGCTGGTTTGAAAGTTGTTTACAACGATGAAACATTGCCTAAAGATGAACACAATGACCAACTGGTAAAAAATCGTAAAGCAATGTATCGTGGTGAATTGCCTCCAGCTAAAGAAGAAAAAGCTGGCGGTGAAGCAGCCCATACAGCTGAAGGTGGTGAAGCAGCCGCTAGTCGTGCTAACTTTGTACCTCCAGTAAACGCTGAAGCTGGTCGTGCAGGTGCTGGTGATGCTGTAACTGGTGAGGAATCTCGCCGTAGTGGTAAACAACCAACAATAGCACCTCCCGAAGATCCTAAAACCGTCCAACTTAAAGACAAACTCTGATATTTAATCTAAATTAATTTTACTATACACCGACCTTATGGTTGGTGTATAGTAAATATTATTAGTACCTTATCTTTTTTGATAGTGATTAATAATTAGGAGTTCTAACTATGTCTTATCTAGATAGAATAAATATAGATTTTGATAGAGATTTATTCATTCTTCCAGTAGATGAATATAAACGAGATATTGACCCAATTGGTCAGTATATCGAACAACAATCTCAATTCCTCCACATCATGGAAGATATCTCTCTCGAAGAAGCAGAAACATTTGTTAAGAAAACAATTGGTAAAGAAGGTAAATATCCAATTATAAACCCAATGGTAACCTATGTACGTAAAGATGAATATGGTGACCGAGTTAAAGACAGAACCAGTTTGCTGGGTTATATTAACTCTACTTTGAAAGAGAATGAAGTATTAACAGCAACATTTACAACATTCGTTAGCCAAGATAAAAAACTATCTTATATTTCAGAATACGTAGACCATCAAATCCCTAAGCGTAAAAAATTAAAGAAACTCCAATTCCAAAAGAAACAAGAAGGTGATAAAGTAGGCGAAGCATTTGCTAACAATGGACAGAACAATATTAAACGTTCTATTAACTCTATTTCAGGAGCTTCTTCTATCGTCTCTACGCCTATCTACATGGCCTCTATGCACCCTATCCTTACTTCTACCTGTCGCATGACTTCAGGCTATGCTAACGCTAATAATGAGAAGCTATTGGGTGGTAATCGCCATTACCATAATCCAGACGTTACCATTAATAACCTTTGTGTATTAACTTATCGAATTAATGAAGATAAGATTGAAAAGTTTCTTAACGATAATAACCTTTATGTCCCAACAGCTGAAGAGTTATTTGAAGATATCTTAAACTCTACACGTTTATATTGGAGATGGTCTGAAAAAGAACAAATCATTTTAGAATTCTTAAAGAAATGTAACAGAGAACAAAGAGCTTCTATTGCATTTACTTACGACATGTACTTAATGCGTAAGTATAACCCAGAATTCATGAAAAAGTTTATTATTCGTTTAGCAACTAATAAAGTACCTGATTCCGATATGACCATTGCAGATGCTAAAACCATCTTTAGTAAAGCAAAAGAATCTATTCGTAATATTGGTATCCAGATTAATGCTGATTTAGTAAAAGGTTTGAAAGAAGACCAATACGTAGATACAGATACTATTTTAAAAATCAGTAGTTGTATTGTTAATATCTACCAAACATTTGAATTATACAGTGATTACATTACTACATTCTTAAGAAGTAACCATATTCCACCATCTTTAGCTATGTTCCCAAATAGCTTAAGGAAAGTAGTACTAATGTCAGATACAGACTCTTCTATGTTTACTACACAAGGGTGGACAAACTGGATTGTAGATGAAACTAAAGATGAAACCTTACGTTTCCCTGTATTTGCAAATATCGTAGGTTTAGTAGACGCTACTTTAAAACATCATTTAGCGATTATGTCTTTTAATCTAGGTGTTTCTAAGAAGAAATGGTCTTTGATTTCCATGAAGAATGAATTTAGTTTTGATACATTTGCTTCCATGGGTAAAACCAAACACTATATTGCTTCGATTAACTATCAAGAAGGCAACGTGTATAATAAGATTTCTATTGAGAAGAAAGGCGTTCACTTAAAGAACTCTAACTCACCTCAAGAAATCATTAACCATGGTGAAGATATTATGCTTCGTCTTTATAGTATTAAAGAGAGAGCAGAAAGAAAACTAGATAATTGTTCTGTTAAATTAACCAGCATTCTTAAAGAAATTGCTGATGAAGAAAGAAAGATTTTCAGAATCGTAGACCAAGGTGATGTAGAGTATTATCGGTCTAAACAGATTAAAGACGAAGAAGCGTATAAGAATGATGGTGAGAATTCACCTTATGCTCATTATACTTTCTGGAATGAAACATTTGGTCATTATTACGGTTTTACAGCACCTCCACCTTATAGTGCATTTGATGTAAAACTAAGTATTAACAATAAGACTAAAATGAAAGAGTTCTTAGATTCGTTTGAAAATCAAGAATTAGCAGATAAAATTAGAAAGAATATGGAAAGACGTGGTAAAGATGTATTGGGTACCATCAATATCCCGTATGAAGTATTCGTAGGTAAGTCTATTCCAAAAGAGATTATCCCTTATGTAGCTAAGCGAGAACTGGTGGCAAATATTTGTAGCCCTTATTATATCGCATTAGAAGCAGTAGGTATGTTCTTCTTGGATAAGAATGTAACTAAACTAATTTCAGATTATTATTAAATAAGGAAACTAAAATGGATAATATCTTCTGGGGTGTATATCTGGCAGATATCGTAGGGGCAATAAAGATAGCTGCTTTAGTATTGATATGTGTATCTTCATTGGTTCTATGGATACTAGTGGGCATGAAGTCGGATAAACTTGATGTACCTAGATGGCAATTTGTAACAGCTAGTATCGTATTGGTTGTTTCTGTTATTATCAGTATTGTCACACCTAGTAAGCAAGCCATATACATCATGTTGGGTGTTAAAACCACGGATGTTATTTTAGACCAACCTGTTGCTAAAAAGACTATCGAACTCTTAGAATTGAAGATTGATAAAGAGTTAAATGAAATTAAAAAGGAAACTAAAGACAGTAAGTAAATATATCTCTACTCTACCTTAATAGGTAGAGTAGAGTATACTTATCTATGTTTTTATTTTTATAGATTAAACAACCATTCAATTTCTTCAACATATAAATCATGTAAATCAGATATCCTACTGTCTTTAAATACACGACCTCCATTTAAAGAAATCAGTTCTTGTCTTAAACGTGTTAGATAACCATTATTCACATTCTTATCTTGCATACCAGGTGTTAGTAGACAATGTTTTAAGAACCTAGAAATTGCCAATACATATATCCATTTATTTTGTCTGGTTAATAATATCTTAGGAGTATCCATAAACTCTAATGCTCTTATGTCACCTACACCATGGATATTAGCAGCTATCTTTTCAATAGGATAATTACCCTTTCTAGCCATCATCCAGATATCCTCAATATCTTTATCTAACTCTTTACTATTATTGTTTATATAAAAAGAAGTACCAGCATAATCAATCGTTTTAGCCATAGAGTCATCAGTCAATAAGATATTCTTATTAATAATTACTTGGTTAATGTGGCTAGGTAACATATTAGGTAAAACACACATTCCTAAGAAATATCCTGTATTAGGTAATTTATGGTCAGGATTGACTAACTTTATTTCTCTATGGTGTCTTAGCCACGCAGCATACTGTAAATGTAATAAATTGATGTCAATTTGAATAATAGCAAATCCAGGTCTATCTACATAATTCTTACTGGTCATTAGATTATAACTAATATGGTTTTGGTCATGTCGTAAAACAGTAACAGGTACTAAGTCTTGCCAGTTTTCTTTTACATATTCCCAATCCCAGTAGTTATCGACTTGCGTAATGATTTCAGTAGTAGTAGGGCCGTAGAAGTTACCATAGTGTAATTTACCAATACTTCGGTCTGAAGATAAACCTAATGCATTTGCATGATACCATGCTTTATCGTTATTATAAACATATGCTGATACAAACTTATCAGGTATGTTTTTAGGCATGGCAAATGATTCAATAATACGGTGAAGAATATGGTAACCACCTACGTAATAGTAATTGTTACGATACCAGTTAATGGCTTTAGCTAGTCGGTTATCAATAACCCGATTAGCGAATTTTAGGTGCCACACATCCTCTTTACGAAACCGTGTAGGAAATCCGACTAGATTAAACATATTTGTAGTCTTTCTTATTTAAATA